CCATATCAGGATGCTTGGATTTCAACTGTGAAAGAGTAGCCTGTTGTTTTGCCTGTTGTGTATAGGCTTCTGCCTCTTTGATCTTAGGGTGGTTATCTATAGCTCGGTTAACAGCGTTCTGAGGATCGACAAAGAAATCTACGTCATCGTCTTCTTGTTGCTGTTGTTGAGGTGCTTGTTGGGTTGAGAGTTGTGTCTGAATGTAGTCATCAACGACCTTCCGTAGCTCACCAACTTCCGTACTCTGCTTGCCTGAGAACTTCTCAAGCTCTTGGTGCATCTGCACGAGGTCTTCGACAGATTTACCTTGGTACTTTTCTGGAATGGTAGACTCTGGTTCTTGAGGTTGTTCCTCTTCTTGAGGAGTCTCAATAGTGTCTGTGGTTAGCTCTTCAGTTGTTTCCGTTGCTTCCTCTTCTGGACGCTCATCAATTAATTGTGCTCGTGACATATATAAACTTACCCCGCCTGTTATTAAGGTTATGGAGGATTAAAATGGGAGATGCCCTAAGACTAGGATTCCCGACTAGATCGCCCAGCTTGCTCGTGTTCACGTACCCACTTCATGTGTCTACCGGGAAAGTCCCCAGATGCACCTTCAAGTATGTGCTGAGTTGCTGAAACGATTTTTGTAGCATTAGCTCCACAACCGCACCTACTGGTCGTGGTGTCTCCATCTACAAATTCTTCAAAGGTATGTCCGTTTGTGCAGCGAAAATCAAATACTTTAATCATCGCTAACTAGCTCTTCGTAGTTGTTATTAGTAGTAGATTCAAAGTTAATCAGATAAGCAAGTACGTTTAGTTGTCCTTTACGTACATACAAATCGTTCTCATCTTTAGTTGCTTCTACACTGTTAATTACTAGAGCGTTCTGTTGTAGTTCTTCGATTAACTGCTTCCAGCCAGAGGTGGCAAACAGGTCAAAGTACTTGTTGTAATACTGTTCAGTTTCTTGATCGAGTGAGGCCATAAGGTTGTCTCTATATCTCCTATTATAACATATTTTTGACTAAAAGTCAAGCGTTATTTATCGGTATTATTACCGCTTCTTGGCAGTCTTTTTTGCCTTTTTAAATGCAGCGGCTGTAGGAGCGCCCTTAGATCCGGGTTTACGCATCTTTTCGCCAGATCCTGCGGCAATTCTCCTGCGTTTAGCGTGAATATTGCTGTATAGTCCTCTAGCCATTACATAGACCCACGAGCGCCCGGTTTGCGCTTTGGTTTGGCTGGCGTTTTCTTTTTCTTTTGCGTTTTAGGGGGCCTACCTACTGTAGTTCCGTATGTTCCCGGTCCTCTTGGCATAGCTATCTCCTTATATTTTACCTTTTCGTGCTTGCCTTGCTTGTTTTCTTTTTTTCCAATTGGTTCCCTTCACTGTTTTACCTGCTGAAACTGCTTTTGCTCTTGCTTTTGCTCTATCAGCGGCGGCTACTTTTTTCTGTAGCTTGGTTTTTGGAGCTACAGCACCGGGTCGGCCTACTTTCATTCCTAAACCTTCTCCAGCTTTATTGGCGGCTCTAGCCATGCGTGTTCTAGCTTTCATTCCTGTACCCGGAGCTTTACGAGTAGCGTTACGGCCTCTGCCCATGCCCCTTCCTGTTCCTGCGCCTCTTCCAAACATAATTATCTCCTTACCATTTGACTTTGTTTGCCCAATAAGCCGCAGAACATTTGCCTTTGGCTATGTTTTTAGCGTGACGAGCCTTAAAGGACTTACGCCTCGCTTTTTCTTTAGCAGTCTTAGGATTCTTTCCAGCACCGCTAACTCCTTGTTGTCCGAATCGAATAGTCTTAACTTTACCGTCTTCACACTTTGCCACAACTACGTGTGACTTCGTAGGGTGATTAGGCGTCCTCTTCGGCTTGTTGTACCCGCTTACCCCTGCTCTTGCTAATCTTGGGTCTTTCTTGCTCATTGACTTTGGCCTCCAACTGGTCCACCTTGGTTTGTAGGGCTTCCAATTTGTCGAACTGGTCCTTGAACGCTTGGTTGATTTGGCCTAGAAAGTTGTTCATTTCGGTTTGTGTCATTAGCACGGGGTGTTGCTCCTCTTGCTGATTGGTTGTTAAGGTTCTTCTCTTTTAACGCCACTTCAGCAATCTTCATCCTACGCTCAAACTCTTTGTCGTCTGCGTCACCTTCTTTGAGGTTTCGTGTGATTGCTTCGATCTTCTCAATTTCAAGCTCCTGTGGTGCAAGTTGAGTTTCCATAGCGTACTTAGCCGCTCTAGCTTGAGACTCAGCCGCTTGTCCGTTAAGAGCCGCTGTTTGACTTTGTTGAAATGCAAGTTGAGCCTGTTGAGCTATCATTTCCATTTGTTGTGCTTGTGGATCAGGCTCTTCTGCTTCTTGTAGTGCTGCAATAAGTTCTTCACGGTTGCTAAGATTCATGTTATCAATAATACTTTGAATCAAAACACCGTACAAAGGACTATCTTGTTGCATAGTCTGCAACAGTTGCACAAGTTGAGTAACTTCGTATTCACGAGCAATGATACCCAGAGTACTCGTAGCGTTGAACTTGTAGTCAGCTACGGGGTAGTTCTCAGGGTCAAACTGCATATACCTGTGTGCAGCTTTGGTGACAAAAGGTAACAGGAACGACTGCTGGAAGTTAATCAGGGTGCGCTTGTGTCGTTTAATAATAGCGCCAAGAGACATAGAAATACCAGCGGCAGTAGCTTCACCATTAACACTGCCAGCGATTCCGGCTGAATCAACCGCTCCTGTAGCCTGTTGAACCATCTGCTGAAGCGATGCTGCTTGTGCGAACGTGATTTGTCCGACTTGTCCAAAATTAAACGGCTGTAGTACTTCACGAGGATCTCCGTTGGTAAGAATCATTTTACCGGGGCGTACTTCTGGCCTAGCCCCTCTAGGAAGCCGTGTAGCGTCGATAGCGAGCATTGGGTGAATCGTTAGACTCAAAGCATCAATACGTGCCCGTAGCTCTGTGTCGAGCGCCTTCTGGCTGTTGTAGCCCTTCTCGCACACACCACGGCCCCAGAATCTTCCGGGTACTACGTCCCACGGGAAAGCCACTACAGGACGGTCGTTCATCATGTACGGGTTAGCTTCTGCCTTTAGGAGCGTACCGCCGTTAGCGATCACAACGATAGCCTCGACGTACATAGAGTCTTCCTCTACGTCTACGCCTTCGTTCTCAAGTAACTCACGAGGCACGAGACCGTAGTACTTCGTCAGTCGTACCTTGTCGTCGTTGTAGATCGTGAGGTCTTGATCTGGCTCTAGGTCGCTGTCAGGAGCAGCAGATTCAATGTAGGCCTCGTTGTAAACACCCTGCTCCTGTAGTAGCTCTACGCTGTGCTTAGATACAAACTCGTCTACAGCAACGCCCATAGCGTCTTCGACTGTTGTAGCTACAGGGTCGATCAAGAAGTTCTGAGGTAACACAGGCTTTAGCTTGACTACAACCCTGTCGGTAATGTTCACACCTACAGCAGTCAACTGTCCGTCCATGATCGGCTGTGTAGCCGGAGCCATCTCCTTGATTTCTTCTAGAGTAATCTCACCGATACCTGTGCCAAACACAGCGGCGTTAATAAGACACTCAGCTACAGCCTTGCGGATCTTGCAAGACTCAAAGTCTTCTGTAAGTTTTTTGCGTAAATATGGAATATCTTCGTTATCTTCATCTGCCATATCATCTATTATGTCAAACCACTTACCTCTGCCAAACGTGGCTTCCTCTAGCTCTGCTACGTTAGACTCTACAGCTTGCTGAAGCGCAGGAGAGATAATACGAGAACGTTCCGATGCTCTCTCGGAGTCAGCAGGGTCCCATTGACCTCGCCATAGCCTATAGTATTCCTCAAACTTTTGTTCGTAGTTCGACTCATAGTGATCTCTCCAGTTTTCACACTTGGTCATCACCCATTGTTCCAGAGACTCTTCAATCATCAGAGGGTCTGGGCTGTAAATTTCTTCTGCCATCTTGGGTTCCTTAGATAAGAGCAACGCAGTAACCTAGTGTAAAACACACTATGGCACTGATTGCGTATATTCCGTAAGTATTGAAGGGTCTAAAAACTTTCACTTTAGTATCCTGCTACTACGTCTAGTATCTCGTGGTCGTCTATTTCAAAGTCGTAGCTGTACGCAACTTGAGCTAACTGATCTATGTACGCCAGTGCGTCAACTAAGTCATCGTGTGTCAGTGCATCAGGAAACTGGAAGAGTTGATCCAAGAATCGACTGTTCCAATCACCTTTGTTTAGCGTTACGTAACCGTTCTCAAAGCGCCCTTGTAGCGCCCACATAACCCTGTCAGTCTTCTTTTTGTTACCGTGGGTTAACTCTTCTACTCTAAAGAACTGCCCGTACCGCTTCATCAGGTCCATCAGGGGACTCATTACGGCTTGCTTTGCAATCCCTCGTTCAATACCAACGCTAACGGGTCTGTAGTCTCTAACGGCCTGAAATATCTTGGTGGCAGTCTCGTTAAGCTCCCACCGCCCATGTATAATGTTATCAACGTACCAACCATCAGTACCAACTTTAACGACAGCGATTGCAGTTTCATCTAGTTTAGTGTTCTTTGTTCGTTTCTTGTTTACTTCTTCAAAGCCAGCCAAGTCAACAGCGATGTAGTAGTCTCCTTCTTCTGGCTCTTCTCCAAACTGCACCCAGTCTTCTTTAAACATCTCTGAGCCTCGGGCTTCAAACGAGGCCATGAACTCTTGTCTGAAGGCGTAACTCGACATTGATTTCTTCGCCATGTCGATTTCAGTCGGGTCCAAGATTGGATTGTCGTAGCTGGTGAAATGCCAGCCCCTGTAAGTC